TCACGCCGTCACCTCCTGCGCTTCGATCTCCTCGGCCAGCGCCCGAATCCCCGTGGGCTTGAACGTGATCGCCACCGTCTCCCGCCCCGCGTCGAAGTCGATCCGCTCCACGAGCAGGCCGATGACCCGCTCCTGCTCCCGCGGAAACAGGCAGGCCCACACCTCGTCGAACATCGACAGCGCCCTGGCAAGGTCCCGCTTGTCGATGCTCGCGCTCTGCAGCACGGCCAGCTCCTCGCCGACCTCGACCAGCCGGGCCTCGATCACCCCTATTTGATTCCCCGCATCCCCGCGGTCCTTTAGGCGGAGCAGTTCCCGGTCGAGGCGGCGGCGCTCGGCGGTCAGCGCCGGCACCCGCGTCTTCTGGATCGCCCGCACCTGCGCCAGCGTCTCGGCCACCAGCCCCGGGTCCCGCCCGACGCACTTGATGCGGTCGACCACCGCGTCCTCGATCTCGCCGGCCGGCAGCGAGGGGTGGGGGCAGGACGACCAGCCGCGCCGCGTCGCGTTCCCGCAGACGTAGTAGCGGTGCGCCTTCCCGTTCCGCCGCGTCACCGACGGCGACATGGCGCACCCGCACGCCGTGCAGTGGAGCAGTCCGCGTAGGAGATGCCCGTAGCGGTTCTTGGCCTTCGCCCCGCCGCTCACGTTGTTCCCGGCCAGCGCCGTCTGCACCCGCTCGTAGGTCGCCTCGTCCACGATGGCGGGGTGCTCCCCGTCGTAGACCTGCCCGTGGTGGCTGACCTTCCCGACGTAAAGGACGTTCCCGAGCAGGCGACTCACGTGCGCCTTGTTGAAAGCCACGCCCTCATGGAACGTGCCCTCCTTCGTCGCCCACGACTTCGTGCGCCAGCCGCGCCGATTCAGTTCGGCGGCAGTGGCCTGCAGGGAGCGGAGGTCCAGGTAGAGGGTGAAAATCTGGCGGACGGTTTCCGCTTCCTCTTCATTCACTACAAGCCGCCCACCGTCTGGATGCACGTCGTACCCGAGCACCGGGAAGCCGCCGGTCCACTTCCCCTTCCTACGGGCCGCTCCCATTTTGTCCCGCGTCCGGTCCGCGATCATCTCGCGCTCGAACTGGGCGAAGGACAGGAGGACGTTGAGCATCAGGCGCCCGGAGGAATCCGCGGTGTTGATGGGCTGAGTGACGCTGACGAACATCACGTGCCGCCGGTCGAAGACCTCGATCAACCGGGAGAAGTCCAGTAGGGAGCGGGAGAGGCGGTCGACCTTGTAGCAGACCACGGCGTCGATCAGCCCGGCCTCGGCATCGGCCATCAGCCGCTTCAGTCCGGGCCGCTCGATGTTCCCCCCGGAGTAGCCGCCGTCGTCGTACCGCTCCGGTAGGCAGACCCACCCCTCCTGCTTCCGACTCAGGACGAAGGCCTCGCCAGCCTCGCGCTGGGCGTCCAGGGAGTTAAACGCTTGGTCGAGGCCCTCGTCGGTGGACTTGCGCGTGTAGATCGCGCAGCGAACGGGCGCAGTCTCCTTAGCGAAGTCAGCCTTGCGAATCACGACTCGTCCTTCTCCCCGGAGGATTTTCCCTCTACGGGACCCTCGGCCTGCCGCTCGACCAGCTTCGCGAGGATGTCATTTAAGCGAGCAAGCTCGGCAACCAGCGCCGGCATCGTCGACTCGTAGAACGTGCGCCCGGCGCGGGTCTGGCAGAATTCAACACTCATCACGCGCCTCCCTTCTTCGTCAGGCCGAAGAATGCGTTGCCGCTGCAGTGCGACCCTGTGACCGCCTTCGCGACCGCGCTCAGCGACCGGTAGACCTCCCCGGCGTACTGAAAGCCGCCGTCCACGACCGTGACCGTGATGCGCTTCCCCTTGTAGTCGCGGGCCAGCACCGTGCCGGCCTTCGGAGCCTTGGCGGCGCGAACCGGGGGAGGTCCCTTAGGGGTCGAAGGGGCGGGGGCCCGGTTGTGTCGCGCCCCCTTGAACCACTCGGTCGGCGGCGAGGTGCGGAACTCCTCCTGAAGCTCGTGGAGCCGGGCCTTCGCCTCGGGGGAAAGTTCCCCGCCGAAATGCCGCCTCTGCATCTCCCACGCCAGCCGCTTCACGAGGTACTGGCGGTGGCGCTGCGTCGTCGCCTCCCCGAACACCTCCTGCCACTTCAGTCGCAGTTCGGGCACCGACAGGTGCGTCAGCGCGACGACCTGCGCCGCGATGCTCGGCTCGCCCATCACGCCTCCTTCGCCGCCGCGCGCTTCGGCTCGACGAGTCGGAAGAAGACCGGGCCGCTGATCATGTAGCCGGTGATGTGGCGGGCGCAGGCGCTGATGCTCTTGAAGGTCTGGCCGTCGTGTTCGAAGCCGTCGGCGGTTACCTTCACCTTGACCGTCTTCCCCTTGAACTCGCGCTCCAGCGTCTGGCCGATCGCCGGGAGGCGCGGGTCGCGGTCGACCTGCTTGCGCGTCTTCTTCGGGGCGACCTTCACCGGCTCCGCCTTCTTCGCCGTCCGCCGGGCCGAGGTCTTCTTAGCGGGGGAACTCTTCGGGGTCTTCTTGGTCGCGGCGGCGGTGCCAGCCTTCTTCGCGATGCGCTTCGTGGACATGACTCTTCCTCCTAAGTGATGGTTCGGTTCAAAGTCCCATGCTCGTGGCCAACGACTCGCTGTCGGCGAGCGGGCCCGCTTCGATGCACTCCAACGCGATCTTCACCTCGGCGCGGAACTGGTCGGCGCTCAACCCGTCCAGGCACCCGTGCTCCAGCCGCATCCAGCCCTCGACGTGACGCGGGTCGGCGGCGCCGATGCGGCCGGCGCGGGCCATCACCTCGCGGATCAACTCGCGGTAGGCGCTCATCGCGCCACCCCGTGGATCTGCGCGGCGCGGTCAAACCCGCACCACTCGCCGTCGGCGTCGAGGCCGCGGTTGGCCAACTCCCGCCGGGCCAGGGCGACCGGGTCGATCAGGCCGGCGGCGATGGCGAGCACGAGGGCGGCGCTCGTCATTGAGTAGAGGAAGGTGGGGCTGAACTCGTCCCGGCCGCTGGCGAGGTCGGCCAGGACCCGCTGGCGGGCGGCGTCGCTCATGCCGCCGCTGGCGGGGGCGTCTGGGGGCTTCGAGTGGTCGATCATGTTAAGTCCTTTCGGTGGAGTGAGTTGCGGGCGTTCTCCCGCCATCGATTCATCACTCCGGGGGCACCCGATAGCAACTCAATAAAACGGGGGTTTTCTGATCTAAAGTGGCCTGAATACGCGACTTATGGTCGCGTTGGCGGAGGAGACGGAGGTAGGCGGTGGCGAGCAGGCGGGAAATCTCTTTGCGCTCGTCATGGCACGGCGCGGCTGCCCGCATTTGCGGCTTGGCTGATGGACTCGCGGGGTAGGCCGCACACATGGGCATTGTCGACCTCCGCCGGAAAGCGCGCGGGCGCAGTCAGAAGCACGGTCTCCTACTTTCTTCCTTACCGGAACGGTTGCGGAAGTGGCGGAACAATCCGCAGATGCGCGGCCACCTATAGGTGGCCTTTGGGGTCGCGGAGTCGGGCGGCTTGCCGAAGGTGGACAGCATGCGATCATGCCGCCGCCGATCGCGCTGTCCAACTGAAGTCATAGAGGAGGTACTCGCATGAGCAACCGAGCGCCGCGGATCCCCACGGTCAATGTCACGCGCCCCGTCGGAGACCTGACCGGCGGGAAGGGACTGGTTCCCGTAATTGGCCCCGATCAGATGCCGAGCATCCAGGTCTCGGTCACAGAAGGTGCCGTGCAGGTTCAGCCGGCTCCGGCCGCCAATCCGCCCGCTACGCCGGGACCGGCCAAGACCTGATGAAAGCGGCTGAACCGGCTCGGGCCCTCTTCGCAATCCCGATCAGTGATCCCGGCCTCGGGCTTCATCGTCTGGTGCGGGATCACACCTACGAATTCGATGAGTCGGGCGGTACCGTCCTTTGGTGGCTCCCATTCGGGCCGCCCGACGCTGCTGGTCTGGTGTACAAGGCACTACGCTCGCCCGCCCTCGTGGAGCGAGACCGAATCCAAACGGAGGAGTACTGGCGGCGCTGCAAAGAGGCGGGCGGCGAGGATCACTACCTCCGCGGCGCGTACCTTCAACTCGCAAAGCAGAGCAACGTGCCCCACGAGCAACGCCCCGTCATCGTCTTTGAAACAGATCCTCTGGGGGTGAGCCGCGTGGTTCTCCCCATCGCGCCGGCGGCCTTCGAGGACGGTGATCGCAGGCGCCAGCTTGCGTGCTTTCTGCACCAAGGACTGCGCGAAGACCGCGTGAAGAAGTTTGCTCAGGATGGCGCATTCACTCAGAGGAGCATCACGGAGCTGCAGGCGTACGCGAACCACATGAGCTCCACCATCGCCAAGTCGATCGCCCGCGGCCGCGGTGTTTCCGAGAAGATGTGGAACTCCTACTCGGTGGCGGTAGGCCTTGTCGAGCGTCCCGATCCCAAGGTGTGCACGACGGGCGAAGCGGAGCTTTCAGACAAGGGCGTGCTCACGCTACGCACCTTTACGGACGGCGCGCTAGATGGCGAAGTGAAGTTCTCCGCCCTGAACCAGGACAGCGCGAAGCAGCGGCAACTAATGCTACTGCTGGTGAATGCGTGGCCTCGCGGTGTCCGGCTGGCGGTACTTGCTGGACAGGTTTACGGCGACGAGTTTCTCGCGCCAGCCGACGATCCCCGTGTCGCCAGGGCACGCGGGAAGAAGATCGCTCAGCTATTTCGCGACATTCGCCAGAAGAAGCTCGAGCGCGCCTGCATCAACCCCGACATTCTGCCCACGCTGGATTCGCCGGCCTGCAAGAAGGGAATGGTAACGCTGCGTCTGGCGAAGCTGAAACGACTCGGCATCTGTCACTGGGATTGACCAAAATTCCTCCACGCCTGCCGAGCGCCTTCGGCAGACGCCCGCGCCGCTAACTCCTATCTGCCAAATGATCTGCTCGCTCTGGGCACCGAGTGAAGGCTCGGCGGCCCAAGCAGATCATATCTAAGACCCGGGCGACCGGGTTGCCGCCCCTGGGAGGACTTGCTGCCGAGCCTGCCTCCTGGGGGCGATTTCCTTTCGCCAGATGGCGGAGAGGAGCGTACCGATGGCTGCACTGCACGAATCGGATTTCGCGGCTCGGCTGATCAAGAACGTGGCCCGAGGAATGGTCGGCAAGACCAGCCTTCTCGCAGACGACGTCCCAGACCTTCAGCAAGATCTCTGGCTCCACCTGCTGGAGAACATCCACCACTACTGCGCTGACCGAGGCCACGCTCGAGCCTTCATCACGAAGGTCGTAAAGAACAAGGCAGCGTCCATCCTCGCTGCGCGGGCGGCAGAGAAGAGGGGCGGAGGTTCGGGGTGTGTCTCCCTGAACGAGGAGTTCGAGGACGACGATGGCGAGCTGTCGGAGCGGCACGAGGCCATCACCGTCGATGACTTTCTCCGACTCGCGCGCGGCACGATCCGCTCGGAACTCGCCCGGCTGGAACTTGCCATGGACGTTCGCAAGATCATCGAGCAGCTGCCCGCGCACCAGTACGTCATCTGCCTGCTCCTGATCGATAAGGACCAGTGCGCCGTGGCGAACGTGGTTGGTCTGCCGCGCTCCACGCTGCGGGATCTGATCAAGCGATTGCGGAAGATCGCGAGGGGGGCTGGGCTGGAAGATTACTTCAGGTGAGGTCCGCCACTTCATGCGAAATCCCGGTAAGTAACAAGTAGAGGCCAGGGATGCGGCGTCACGGATGACCCGCATCCCATCTACCGAAGAAGGAGGTGAGCATGATCCGCGAACAGTACAGCTATCACTTTGAGCCCGCGGCCGACATGAAGACCGTCGAGGACCTTCTCCTGCTGGCCACGATGGCCGCCGAGGGGCTGCACGGCCGCGCCCGGATCCAGCTAGACGCCACGTTCCGGTGCGAGCCGGCCGCCCATATGGCCACGATCGACGCCAGCAACGAGGTGGGCGCCGCCATCGCACGCATCTTCACGGCGCTGTTGTCCACGACGATCGGCGAGATGGCGTTCAAGGTCGACCGCGTCAACAAGGAGGTTCAGGTATGACGATGCCGCCGCGCCAGGCCGCCCCCGGGCCGGGCAGTATCTCCAGCCCCTTCCAGCGGGCCACGACGCTCTCGAAGCGCGTGAAGTTTCTACTCTGGGGCGACAGCGGCTCGGGCAAGACTACGCTCGCGCTGAAATTTCCACGCCCCGCGTTCATTGACCTTGAGGGCGGGGCGGACCTTTACGGCGATAAGGCCGAGTTCGACGTCTTCCGCTGCACCACCGCCGAGGAAGTGCTGCACGCCGTAACGTGGCTGGCGACGAACCGGCACCCCTATCGGACCGTCGTCGTCGACCCGATCAGCGTGTACTGGGACCAGCTGCAGAAGAAGTGGTCCGACACGTTCTTGCTGCGCAACCGCGGCGCAAAGGGCTACCACTTCGAGTTTTTCGACATGGGCCCGAAGGAGTGGCAGACCGTCAAGGCGGAGCACAAGGACATGCTTCGCCGCCTCGCCTCCCTTGATCTCAACGTCATCGTGACCGCCAGGCAGAAACCGCTCTACGCGGACGGTGGCTTCATGCGCGTGGCGGGCGAGACCTTCGACGGCGAGAAGAACATCGGCTACGCCTTCGACAGCGTGGTGCAGCTGTACCGCGACGCAAAGGGTCAGTTCATGAGCCGCGTGCACAAGGACCGGACCGGTCTGTTGCCGACCGAGCCGTTCCAGACCAGCTACTCAGTTTACGAGAAGGCATTCGGGATCGAATCACTCACCCGCCCGAGCCGCATCGGCCAGGGCGGCCAGCCCGCACCGGAGCCGGAAGTCCGCGTGCCCCTGCCCGACGACGCCGGCGCTGGCGCCGGAAAAGGAGCTGACTGACATGGACCTGAACTTCGACGAGATCGGCGAACTCGGTGAGTACGAGCCCGTCCCCGAAGGCACCTACACATGCCGCGTCGCGAAGGTCGAGGAGAAGCAGACCCGGCACGGCCACGATATGTGGACCCTGCGCCTGGAGATCGAGGACGGGGAGTTCGCGGGCCGGTCGATCTTCGACCGCATGGTGTTCAGCAAGGCCGCGCTGCCCCGCGCCAAGATGATTTTCAATTGCCTGGGCATCGACACCCGCGGGAGCCGGGCGGTGACGCCGGACACGATCATCGGCCGCCGTTGCCGTGTGGAGGCGGTCATCAAGTCATACGCCGACGACGACGGCGTGGAGCGCTTCACCAACAAGGTACCTTTCGAGGGCTACGCGCCCGTGGACGATGACGGTCTGCCTCACTAGACCGGCCGCGCCTCCGGTGTCGGTCTTGACCCGCGCCACGGCGTCGGGGTTCGCGGACATGCCGCCTGTGGTGATCGACACCCGGGAGCAGCGGCCGTACGCGTTCCCCGGCGCCGTGCCGGGCACCCTACCCACGGGCGACTACTCGCTCCTGGGATTCGAGCATCAGGTGGCCGTGGAGCGCAAGAGCAAGAGTGACGCTTACTCGTCGCTCGGCCGGGACCGCGCTCGCTTCCGCCGCGAAGCCGAGCGGCTTGGGGCGATGCCGTTCGGCGCGATCGTCGTCGAGGCGGACACGGTCGACTTCCTACGCCCGCCGCCCTTCTCGCAGCTGGCCCCGACGGCAGCGCTGCACAGTCTGCTGTCGTGGTCGGTGCGGTTCCGGCTGCCCGTGTTCTTCGCAGGCGACCGCGAACACGGGGCGATGATCACCCTGCAGCTGCTGCACAAGTTCTGGCACCACCATGGGGAGGGCGCGCGTGGTTAGGACATCCCCGTGGCCGAGCTTCAAGGACGAAGTGTTCGCCCGGTGCCAGGATTTCGCGTTCGTCTACGCTGACCTGCAGCCGCAGCGCCCGTCCGGCACCGACTGGTTCGAGACCCGCTGCCCCTTCCACGAGGACGCCCGGCCGTCGTTCGCCTATCACCGCCCGACCGGCAACTGGAAGTGCCACGCCGGATGCGGCGAGGGCGACGTGGTCGGCTACCTGATGCGCACGCTCAAGACCGACTTCAAGGGTGCCCTGCGCCACCTCGGCGAGCACGTCGGCGTGCAGCCGCCCGTCCCCGGCGCCGCGCCCGACGCGGCCTATGCCTACCGCGACGAGACCGGGTCCGTCCTGTTCGAGGTTGTGCGGTTTGGAGGAAAGAGGTTCCGCCAGCGTCGCCCAGATGGCAAGGGAGGCTGGTCGTGGAAGCTCGATGGCGTGCGGCGGGTCCTGTACCGCCTGCCCGACCTGATGGCGCGACCGACCGAGCCCGTGTTCATCGTCGAAGGCGAGAAGGACGCCGACCGCCTGCACGCGGCAGGCCGGCTGGCCACCACCAATCCCGGTGGCGCGGGCAAGTGGCGGGACGACTACAACGCGTTCCTGCGGGGCCGCGATGTCATCATCCTGCCCGACAACGACGCGCCCGGCCGTGACCACGCGGTCCAGGTGGAGCGCGCGCTGCACCGCGTGGCCGGGAGCGTCAGGACGGTCGAGCTACCCGGGCTGCCCGAGAAGGGGGACATCTCCGACTGGCTCGACGCCGGGCACAACCTCGACGAACTGGACGCGCTCGTGGTGACGGCCGCGGCCCGCACGCCCGACCAGCCACTACCCGGCTTTCCGCAGATCGACGTCACCGGCCGCCAGCTGCGCGCCATCTTCACCGATGCGTGGGCGGCCCTTCTGCCGGTCGCCACGGATCTGCGCCTGTTCCACGGCGCAGGCGGTTTGGTGAGGATCATCGACAGCGACGGCGGCCCGCAGATCCAGCTGCTCGACGAGGCGACGATGTTCGGCCTGCTGGTGCGGCACGCGGACTGGATCGCGCGGCGCGGGACGAACGTGCAGGACTCGAAGCCGCCGAAGGAACTCGCCCGCGACATGCTCGCCATGCCCGATCCGGGGCTGCCGGCGCTGGAGGCGGTCGTCACCACGCCGGTGTTCACGCCGCAGGGCAGTCTCCTGACCACGCCCGGCTATGACCCGGCGTCCCGCCTGTGGTACGAGCCGCTGCCTGGCTTCGCGCTGCCGGAGATCCCGACCGATCCGACCGAAGCCGATGCCGCCGAGGCCGTGCGTCTGCTCACGGAGGAGCTGCTCGTCGACTTCCCGTTCGCGGCGGAGTCTGACGAGGCGCACGCCTTGGCGGCGCTCATCCTGCCGTTCGTGCGGCGGCTCATTCCCGGCTGCGCGCCGATCCACCTGATCGAAGCCCCGACGCCGGGGTCGGGCAAGAGCCTGCTGGCCGACCTGATCTCCATCATCGCCAGGGGCCGCGCCTGCGAGGCCACGACTCTGACCCGGGATGAGAACGAGACCCGCAAGAAACTGACCGCCCTGCTGGCCCACGGCGCGCCCATCGTCCTCGTGGACAACGTCCGCGGCGAACTCGACTCCGCCCAGCTGGCATCAGCCCTGACGGCGGAGGTGTGGACCGACCGCATCCTCGGCGCGACCCGCATGGTCGAGTTCCCGAACCGGGCGACGTGGCTCGTCACGGCCAATAACCCGAAGCTCTCCCTGGAGATTGCCCGCCGCAGCATTCGCATCCGCATCGAGCCGCAGGAAGAGCAGCCGTGGGAACGCGGCGGGTTCAAGCACGACCCGATCCGAGGCTGGGCCCGGCAGGAACGGCCACGTCTCGTGGCGGCCGTCGTGACGCTCGTGCAGTACTGGCTCGCCAGGGGACGCCCGGCCGCCGGCCACAAGCTCGGCTCGTTCGAGGACTGGGCCGTGGTCGTCGGCGGCATCCTGCGCTGCGCCGGCATCCGCGGGTTCCTCGAGGACACGGCAGACTTCTACGCCGCCGCCGATCCGGACAGCCAGGAGTGGCACGCCTTCACCGTCGCGTGGGCCGACAAGCACGGCCAGCAGGCGGTCAAGTCGTCCGACCTCGTGCGGCTTGCCGAGGAGAGCGAACTGCTCGGTGGCGTGCTGCGCGACGGGACGGCCCGGTCTCAGGCCACCCGCCTCGCCAGCGCTCTGCGTCAGCGTCGCGACCGCCAGCTGGGCGACTACCGGATCATCTCCGAACTGGACGCGCACACGAAGAGCGCGCGGTACCGCCTGTTGCCGGCGATCGGTCCGATGTCGGGTTGGGAAAGGGAAACCACGGATGAGTCGCGGGACCTGCGGGACTTCAATTTCGAGGTCCCGCAGTAGGTCCCGCAGGAGAAGCGTGTGCGAGGCATAGAGTTACAAGCGTTGCGGGACCTTGCGGGACCTTTTTCCTATCCTTCGCGTGTAGGGTGTCTCATGCATAGGGCTATATATAGTGGGAGGAGTGACCCCCCGAAAGGTCCCGCAAGTCCCGCAGAATCGACTCTCATCCTTCCAAACCGCTTTGTAATAAAGATTTGGCGTTGCGGGACCGTGGGTGCCGCGAAGCGGCAGCGTCCCGCAGGGGTCCCGCAGAGGTCCCGCAAGGCGGGGACCGGGGCGGCGCCGCGCGGTGCCTCCCGTTTTGGTCGCGCCCGGCGACGGTCGCAATGGCGAAAGGAGAAGACCATGAAGGTCCGCATCGGAGACAAGACCGCGCTGGCGCTGGTTGCTGCCGGCACGATCGCGTACGCGCTTGCCCTGCATGTGCTGATGCGTTGAGCGATGTCGGGGCGAGGGATTGGGCCGGGGCAGGTCGGGCGAATCACGATCTCTGGGCTTGAGGAAATGACCTGCCCCGGGCTGATGGCGACGGCCCAGGGGAAGGACCCATCGCCACGAGGCCGTTCAACAGACGGTCGGTTTCGCCGTTCCCGAAAAACGCGGAAGGCGCGAATGGCGGTGATGGGGTGGGGCAAAGAAAAGCGCCGGGGCAGGGAGCGAAAGCACGCGGCTCGCTGCAACCTGCCCCGGCAGCCAGCGGATAACTGAGCGAGGTGGAAAGGCCACAATCGCGGCCCTCGCTCCGACAGTCCGCAGCGCGCGGCCCGGATTAACTGGGAGGACGGGAGGCGCGCCGCATTGAGTATAGCAGATTCCTGGGTCGGCCTGCAATCCGGCCCCACCGAAGGAGCGATTCATGAAGACGGAACTGATCATCGAGACCAAACAGCTATCCGATCTGACGCCGGCCCCCTACAACCCGCGCACGATCGGTCCAGAGGCACTCGCGGGTCTGCGCGGCAGCGTCGAGCGGTTCGGCCTCGTGGAGCCGGTCGTCTGGAACCGGGCGACCGGTCATGTCGTGGGCGGTCACCAGCGGCTGCGTGTCCTGCAGGCGATGGGGGAGACCGAGACGCAGGTCGTGGTGGTCGATCTGCTTGAGGCCGAGGAGAAGGCGCTCAACGTGGCGCTGAACAGCCCGTCCATCGCGGGCGAGTTCACGCCGGAGCTTCACGCTCTGCTTGCGGAGATCGAGGCCACGCTGCCGGATCTGTCCGATCTTCTGCGCTTCGACGATCTGGCCGATCAGATGAAGCACCTGCTCGCGGAGTTGACGCCCAACGATGGTCTGACATCCCCGGACGATGTTCCCGAGCCGCCCGAAACGCCGGTCACCCAGCCCGGTGACCTGTGGGTCCTCGGCGCGCACCGGATCATCTGCGGTGACAGCGCGGACGTCAGGGTGCTGGCCCGCCTGATGGACGGCGCCCAGGCCGCTCTCTACTCCACCGACCCCCCGTACGGCGTCGGCTACGATGGCACGAACCATCCCCAGAACACTGCCGCCAAAGAGGCTGGCAAGGAGCCCGGCAGCCAGAACCACGACTGGTCCGCTGAATACTGGGATCACTACGCCGACGCTGCCGAGTTCGAGCAGATGCTCGAGGGCGTGTTTCGCGCGGCGGCCTTTCACGTGGCCGAGGACGCGGCGTGGTACTGCTGGCACGCCTCTGCCACCGCGCAGAGCTTCCTGCGGGTCTGGGAGCGCGTGGGCATCCGGTACCACCAGACCATCACGTGGGTCAAGCCGGCGGCAGTGCTCGGGTTCTGCATGTGGAACTACCGCAGCGAGCCGTGCCTGATGGGCTGGCGTCAATCCCACAAACCGCCTGCGTATCTTGTCGAGGACGAGCGCACAAACGTGTGGGAGGTCGATTGGGAAGGGAAGGCGCGCTGCACCGACGGACTGCATCCGACCCAGAAGCCGACCCGACTGTTCGAGTTGCCCATGCTCAAGCACACGCGCCCTGGCGCCATCTGTCTGGAGACCTTCTCCGGGTCCGGCTCTCAGATCATCGCGGCTGAGCGCCTCGGTCGCCGCTGCTTCGCCGTGGAGCGGCTGCCGGCGTTCGTGGATGTGGCCGTCCGGCGCTGGGAGTCCTTCACCGGCCAAACCGCCGTCCGGCTGCCGGCGGGCGGGGAGGACTGACATGGGCGTCAAAGGCTACGGGCAGGACGTCAGGCTCAAGGCGAAGGCGCTGTGGATCGTCGGCAACCTTACCGACGCTCAGATCGCCGAACGCCTCGGCATCGCTCGTCCGGGCACGATCCTCGACTGGCGCCGCGAGGACGGTTGGGAGAAAGAGCGGGAGATCATCCAGAAGGCCACCGAGGAGAGGGTGTCGGCGGCGATCACCGAAACGATCAGCGAGATGAACGTCCGCCACCTCAAGGAGTACCAGCTGCTGCAGACCAAAGGCATCACGGCGCTGAAGCGGCTCGACCCGAGGACCGCGGCGGAAGCCCACGCCATGCTCGACACCGGGATCAAGGGGGAGCGGCTGGTCAGGGGTGAACCCACCGAGGTGCGCGAGGTCCGGGCGCTGATGCAGGCCAACGTGCAGGTGCTCGAATTCGTGGTCGCTGACGCCATGAAGGTGCTGCTCGACGCCGGCCAGATCGACAACCGCTCTGCGCGCCGGTTCGCGGAGATCTTCGCCGAGAAGATCAATGGAGCGCCGTTCCGGTATCAGGTGGAGGGTTGAGAGAGGCGTAGATGATTACACGACAACAAGTTGCGCGCCGGTTAGATTAGTCAAAGAGTTGCAACGTTCTGCAATCAATGTCGGTTGATGGATCGAGCCAGAAAACGACGGGAAATCCACGGCAAGTAACGTCGCATACTGGGACATATGTGCCGCAACGACTTATGCGACTTTCACGACCGCGCGACGCCATCGGGCGGGTTCGATCTGGGCGTAAACCTCGGTGGTGGTGACATGGGTGTGCCGAAGCGCCTGTTGGACGAGCCGGATGTCGCCGGTCTGGTTGTAGAGCCGGGTGGCGAAGCTGTGCCGCAGGCTGTGCGCGGTGATCGGTTTCGTGACGCCGGCCTCCTGGACCCGCGCTGTGACGATGCGCTGGATCTGGCGGGTGCTGAGCCGGCGGCCAGCGGCCATGAACAGCGGCCCATCGGTCCTGCGCCCAACGTGCGCCGCGAGGATCTTCGCCAGCCGCGGGCTGATCATGACGCGGTCGGGGTAGCCGCCTTTGGTCGTGCGCAGCGTGGCGACGCGAACGACGAGGTCGATGTCGGTAATATCGAGTGCCGCCGTCTCCGCGAGCCGACAGCCAGTCAGCAGCATGAAGCAGACGAGCGCGTGGTCGCGTGCGCCAACATTACCTTCGAACCGGCTGTTAACCAGAATGTTGATCTCTCGTGCGTCCAACACGATCGGTGGCAATCCTCTGTGCCGTTGACAGCGCAGGATGGCGGTGGGGTTGCGGGACACGAGCCAGCGTTGCTCCAGGAACGCGTACAGCGCCTTGAGAGCGACGCGGTAGCGGTTGATGGACGCCGGGGCTCTGCTGCGTCCGCGTGCGTCCTGAGTGACGTCAGGGCTCGCCATGAACCGCGTCAGCGCCTCGGGCGTCACGTCGCTCAGTTCGCGCAGCTTCTCCTTCATCGCAAACCGCTCGAACGCGCGAAGGTCCCGGCGGTACGCGTTCACTGTGTGCGGGCTGCGGCCTTCGCGCACGAGGTGCTGCAAATATTCCGCAATGGCTTTCGGGATGTCTTGCCCGATGGCTTTCGGGAAGTCTTTCGAGTGGTGACCCGCGACGCTCATGTCTGGTTCCTCCTGTGGAGCGGGTGGTGGTTGCTGGCCTGTGTCCATCGACGCTCCACGGGGGGACCGTAGCAAGTCATATCGGACGGACTGGCCGCCCGTTTTCTTTCTTCCAAACAGCTCTCCCGCCGGAGGCGATGAAATGGCGATCACGAGCAAGCAGGCAACCCGCACGATTCACGGGGCCGAGGATGGCGAAGGTGATCTCGTTGTGCTCACGACCCCGACTTCGCTACTGGAGAAGGTCGGGCTCAGCGCGGCCCCGGCCGATTTCGGGCTACCTGACCTGCTGGCCGACGGCCTCGATCCGGCGGCGCAGGACGCGCTCGTCAAGCAGCTGGTCGAGACTCACCTGTTCATTTTCAAAGATGGACGCCGCCTGCCGATCGTCGTCATCCCCCCGATGCTCGCGTTCATCAGCGATCTGTTCTTCGAGCGCACGCAGCAGGCGATCCTGTGGAAACCGCGAGGTGGGGGTGGGTCGCTCGCAGCGGCCATCCTGATCTGGCTGATGATGGTCTACCGCGGGAAGAGCTTCCTGGACATGGCGGGCTCGGGCGAGCAGGCGAAGCGGGTCTACGAATATGTTTCTCAATTCTGGTTCTGCGTTCCCGGCCTCGCCGAAGCTCTGCTCGACGGCGATCCGCTGCTGTCCGAGACGCGCCTGAAGAACGGCGTCACGCTCAGCTGTGTGCCCGCGTCCGAGAAGGCCGCCCGCGGCAAGCACGTCGCCGGCTTCGTCGCCGATGAGTCCTGCCAGGAAGATGCCCGCGTTGGCAAGGTGCTGCAGGCCGCCGTGCAGGGGGCGCTCTCCGAGCCGAACTTCACGATTGTGCTGCTGAGCACCTTCCACGTTCCGTTTGGATATTTCCAAGAGTCGTGGGATCTTGCCGAGGAGCGGGGCTTCACGCAATACAAGTGGGACGTGTACGATTGCCTGTCGAGCTGCCGCGTCGGCCTTGAGGAAGCGACGGTCGATGATCCGCACGCGCTGAGCTACTGCCGCCGCGAATGCCCCCTGACCGAAGTCACCCAGGATCGCGACGCCGAGGGGAAGGTCACAGGCGAGCGGTTCGTGGGATGTGACGGTCGGGCGCGCACCAGCTGCGGCCACCTGACCCGCGACGGCGCGTTGAAAGCCAAAATGCTCAACGCCGGCACCGGCGTCTGGGAAGTCGAGCATGAATGCGCGCGTCCGACGACGTCGGGCATGGTCTACAACGCGCTGAAGGTGCAGGCCGCTGTCGCCCCCCTATCTGACCTCCCCAAACCGCCCGGCTCCGTTCGCCGTGCGCTCGGCATCGACTGGGGCCGACACAGCGTCGCGGTTCTCGCCGAGCGCCACGCTTCCTACGTGGCCATCCCCGAGGGTCGCGTCTTCGAGAGCAAGCCGATGAGCGATGTTGTCGAGTACGCCGTCCGCCTACGGGAGCAGTATGGGCACTTCCGGGTGTACGCCGATGCGGAGAACGCCTACGGGAACCTCGACCTGTCGAACGCCGGGTTCGAGGTGGTGCCGGTCCCATTCGCGCAGCGCAAAGAGGCCGGCATCGAGAACGTCGCCCGGTTCCTCAACCACGGCAGGCTGCGCATCGCTGACGACGGGGACCTGAAGGTCGTCATCCGGCAGCTGCTCCGGCTGCACCGCAACGACACAGGCAAGGTCGTCAAGGTCGATGACCACGGGCCGGACGCCCTCATGTGCGCGATGCTGCACTACCGGTTCGAGGATGAATTCGACAGCCCGATCGCGGATCTGTACACGGGCAGCAGCCGGGAGCGGCGGCGGGTGACAGACACGCTGCTTGATGCGTGCATCCATGAGTACCCGCTCGTCGTGCGCCCCGGCCACGGCGCCTCAATGGGCGTCTCCGTCGGCAGCCCGGACTTCTACGTGGTGATCTCCGCCCTCAAGGAGCGCCGCGAGGATGTCCGCAAGGCGATGTTCATCGGCCGCGTGTCCAGCTTCGACGAGCTCGACGTCCTGCGAGACAAGTTCCAGGTGATGCGCTGCGTCATCGACCCGCAGGCTGAGCCGCACCGCGTCTACGAGTGGTCGCGCCGCTGGGGCTACGGGTCCGTGTACCGGATCGTCTACGTGAACGACGGGATCAGCAAACCGAACTGGGACTCCGACCAGCACATCGTGACCGTCGATCGCACCTACGCACTCGACGCCGCCTACGACGACATCCAGTCCGGCCGGTGGTGGCTGATGCCCGGGGCCGCGGAGATCGACGACGGCGAGTTCTACGCCGAGATGAAGGCGCCGAAGCGGGAGCGGGACCTGAGCACCGGGCAGCTGAGGTATCGGTGGTCGGAGACGGGGGCGTTGGAGCACTTCAGGCACGCCCACGCCTTCGATCATCTCGCCAGCCCCGTGGCGATCCCGGAGGTGACCATCCTCGGGTGAGCGGGCGGGGGCGAAGTCACGTAGGGGCCAGCTCTCCCTGACCTCGTCCCTCCGCCCCGCTACCAGTGGTAGTCCTGGCTGAAACAGCCCATGATCCATTTCCTGATTGCTGCCGGGCCTTCTGAGAAGTCCGGCTCCAGGGCGCAGTGCGCGATCTCCCGGCGGAATTCCTCGACCTGCGCCGACCGATCGGTCTCCTTCACCAGTTCGCCGGCATTGAAGATCAGTTCGTGGACCTCGCGATACTTCCA